GCCATCATTACGGCTTATGGTTATCGGATTGCTTAGATAATTGCCTGCATCATCGTGGCGATGAAGTTCAAAGTCTGAGCCATGATTGGTTCCACTCTCTGCTGTGCCAGTGCCCAGGATTATGACCCATCGAGCTATTCCACTTGTCTGGCCTATAATATACCTACTTCCGCTACCAACTGGTCCTGAGATGGCTAACGGACCAGTCAATGTTCCACCAGTGATCGGTAGGTATACAACCACTGTGCCAGTAGAGAGCCAATACGATGGGTTGCCAGCCCGCTCTTGTGCAAACGTCGTTGGCGCTGTTGCACTGGTATGCGCTACGAGACAGGACCACAGACTACTGTTCGCTGAGTCTATGACAACCTGCCCTACACCGTATAGGGTAGCGTTCTGCCATACACCTGTCAGGCCATCTATCTGAATGAACTTGCCATAGGCTGCATCCATGATGGAGAAGTTGTTGTTGACATCTTCATCCCACGGTGTCTGATCGAAGTCAGGCAGCTTGAGCTTCAGGATCGGCGTGTAGTCAGACATCACTATCTCCTTATGCTGCCATGCAGATATGCCAATGACACACTGATGATCCGCAGCTTGAGCCGCGTGCTGCCTATGATCCTGAGCTTCAGCAGCTTGAACTTCGTGTTGAACCCAAACGTGCGCTCATCGCGTGTCCTACGACCACCACCATACGCGCTGTCACCGTATGCCTCACCGCCATAGCCTGCATTCTCTGCACCAACGAAGTCCATAGACAGCATAGGCACACGCTGTCCCTGTGCCTCTATGAGATTGTCAACGTATACCTCTGTGGTGAACGATGCAGTGCCCTCTGTGTCGAATGCGATATACTTGATATACTTCAGGTCCATACGATGCTTGAAGTCAGCCCAAGGGAACTCCCACTCAAACGTGATCGGCTCACCATCGCCACCGTTCACCGCTGGATCATTCAGTCTGTCTGCACCGATACCATCTGGGTTGTCGAAGTCGTAGCTGTATAGCTTGTTGCCTCGACTGAAGATGATGTTCTGCAATGCAGTGCGACAAGCTGACTGCCATATCCAGCCACGTAGTCGTGCCCATGCTTGTATCTTGAGCGTAGGGATGTTCGTGTAGCTGAAGCAGATCGTTTCCTGGAGCACACCATCAACGAACACTGGTATGAAGATCATATATCTGAAGTGCCGCAGATCGTAGACAGCAAACACGTATTGCTGTATCTGTGCAGCAGTCAATGCCTGGATCAGTCCTGTGATGACTGGATCAATGAGTTGGCTCAGTCTGACTGGTCGCAGTGTGTTGAACAAGCTGATACGCTGCACCGAGTTGATACCCACGTTGTCGTTGAAAAACGTGTCATCCCCAAGTGCCACGAGCGAACGGTGTGCCAAACAACCATATTCGGCCATAAAGCCATCATCGGTGGGGGTATGAATAGGCGGTGTTCCGTTGTTGTATACACCAAGGTTGATAGGCAATATACCCCGCTCAAAAGAGATGAGGAGCTTGTCACGATATGCCACCATGCCTGTAATGGTGCTATCCCCTAGCGACACACGCGGGCCAACGTCCAGCACGATAGCATCATTCGGGAGGGCATCACCAAAGTATGTGCCACTCGTGTCTTGTGCGCTGATGAACAGCTTGCTAGGATCAGTAGGCACACCTGCAATGGTGACATAACGCCCATGTGCCTTCACATACTTGCCAATCGGCGTGTTGACATTGGACCCAGATGCTGTGTCAACCAGGAACTGCACGATCAGGTAGTTCGGATCAGTGGGCCTGCCTGCCACAATCAGTGGCTTGTCACGTCCGTTGACAATAATCAGATCGCCATTGAAGATGGTGAAGTCTACATACGTGACACCAGTAGGCCACGGTGGCACTACGGCTGGCGGTATGAACTTGTTGACTACTGCACCAGTCCCATCAGTGGTTGTGATGTTGCCACTAGCCTGCACTGACCAGATCAGGCCAGCGAAGTATGTGTGGTTCACGATGTCTGACGTATCGGCTATCTGATTGGTCAACAGCTTCGTGCCTGGACGCAGTGACTGACTGCCATCCGTGCCACGCTCGAAGTTGTCTAGCGTCTTTGCGAACTTAGGCGACATGTTCAGATCGGTGTCGGTGACGTTTAGGCCACCTTCAAACGACCTAACAGTGCTAACCTGCAATACGCTCTGTGGCTGTTGACCACGCGGATTGAGATTACCGGATGTCTTGGTCAGATACATCTGTCGTGCTCATCATGCTCTGCTGCTGCAACTGCTGGCCGATCCGATCGAACACCGGGCGGGCCACGCGATGCTTCAATTCGTTCACACCCTCCATAACGACATTCCATTCGTATGCTGTCAGCGTGACGGTCAGTGGCTGGTTCGGCTCGATCGGTCGTTGCATGTCCACGATTACGCCACCCTTTGCATCATGATTGAGCCGTTGCGATACCACTGGCCCACCGCGACACCCGCCGAAGCAGCGGCGGCATCGTTGGTGGCATTGGTCAACAGCGGCGAGGTGATCGCTCCACCACTCGGCTGCAAATGCAGTGTCGTGCCAGGAACCGCCCATGTCAGATTGAATGTAGCACCAGTGCCAGTCCTGTTCTGGCTCGATGCAGCCGCTGGCGTAAGTTGGTTGAACGCCACCGGATTGGCTGGCGACGACTTCTGCCATCCACGCCGCACCACGCTGACGGTCGCGATGGCATCACCTGTGATGGTCGCAACTTGCAGGATGTTGCCATACTGATCTATGAGTGTATCACCAACACCCCACAGTGAGCCGCCGGTTGCCACTGCTGGCGTGCCAGTCATCTGTTGGTATGTGGTGTCTATCTTGGCACCGTCACTGGTGCCTGAGAACTCAGCCGCACCGGCAATGAATGAACCACCAGGATTGCCCAGCGACGGAATGATCTGTGCCCCATCTGCACGGAATGCAAATCCTCCACCAACATCTGACATGCCTGTGAAGTCTACTTGCTGCACATCGAAACCACCGGCTGCTGCTGCGCCAGGAAGTGCGAGTGTCCAAGGAGTAGCCTTGGCATATCCGGCACGGAACAGCAGTCCATTGGGATCAATAGGCCATTGTGAGTTCGCCCCACCAATCGAATAGCCAATGCGCCAACCTGCTGTCACACGGCCCTGATCGCCAAGGCCGATGGCTATGTCGCTGATAAGCCCTTGCTTAGAGTGGCCAGACTGATGGACAACCTGGATACCTGCTATACGCTCTGCTTGTGCAGGGCCGATGACGTTGACATCCACTTCGAGGCCGACGTTCGAACGCCAGAAACCTGCTGCCTTACCCATAGAAGCAGTCAGCAGACCACCGAACACCGAACCAACACCATTACCTCGACCATCCGCGCCGTTGGTGCTGCCGATCGCAGCCGTAGCCCTAACATAGAACCCACCAAGCGTGAACGCAGGATTAGTATAGGTGAACGGTGTGTTCTGCACCGCCATCAGGATGTTCATGCCATAACGGCCACCGTTGAAATTGCTGCCGTTGTTGACCGATTGGATGTCGATGAAGTTCAGCGGGAAGTTGGACGATATTGCGATATTATCGCTTCCGGCACCCAGGCTCAGTCCTGCTGGCGAGTTGCTGGCGATACCACCGAATGGAATTGTGCCCGACAACACTGGTAGCGTGACGATGGGCGAGAACGACGCCCGGTTGTTCGTCTTTATCACAGAGTATGAAGTCATGGCCTGCGACGGCACATCGTTGTCATACGACCCCAGCAGGCTCCATGTGTTGCTGTTGGTGGTCATGGCCCGCGATGTCACGGTGCCGGCGTTGTTCACCAGGGTCCACGACAGCCCGCTGCCGGAGACAATGGTGTTGGTGAACGCCACAGGAGGCACTGAGTTGTCAGTCCAGTGGACAATGTCGCCGATGGTGATCGCACCGGAGTTCAGGGTCGTGATCGTCAACGCTGTGCCGCTGATCGAGCCAGTGAACTGAGCCGTCACCGGATCAACCGGGTTGTTGACGATGATGTCGCTACCGCCGCTCCACACCACGCGCTGACCGATAGCCAGGGTGCCGGTGACAGCACTTTGTATGATCAAGGTTGACCCGCCGACTTGCCCGGTTGGCAAGGCACTGACCGAAGCTGTGAACGAAGCACCACCAGGCACGGGTGGGTGCGAGTTGGCCAGCGTCCACGTCGTGCCACTGCCAGACACGATGACATCGCCTGCATTGAAGCCAGGCCATGATGCTATGTGCCCGACGTTGATCGTGCCCGTGAACTCACTGTTGATCTGTAGAACATTGCCTGTGACGGTGCCAACAAAGGTAGACGCCTCAAGTGTCAGGGCAGGCTTGTTGTAGTTGATCTGTGCCTGTGATGGTGACACACTGTGTGTCATCATATTGCCGTTGGCGATGTTTAGTGCCCCTGGCGTGATAGTGCCACCAGTCAGCGGCAGATACGACCCTGGCGGTATGATAGCAGCCGCACTCGGTGCTGCTGTCCACTTGAGGCTATCCCACACGCGATAGGAGCCGTCCGGCACGGTGACAACGGTGCCGGTGGCGGGAGTGGTGGGGAAATCGAACACCGATCGCTCTCCTATGCCGTCGTGCTGTCGGTGACGAGGCCATACGCTGCCAGCGCTGTGAGTAGCGACCCCAGAGCAGCATTGGAGCCTTTCGCGCCCGATACCGTTGGCTTCGCGACCGGCGCCGTGTTGTTAAAACCGATGGTGCCGTTCACACGCAGGGCACTCGCAATCGTGACGTTGCCAGTGTTCCGGTTGATCGTGAAGGCAGTTCCAAGCGAGGTGCCGTTATCGGCCCATCTGCCAATGATGAAATCGCTCCCGAGATTAGCGCCGGTTTCAGCCGTGGCGTTCGCAACGATGGTCCAGCGTTGCGAGGACGCGGTATTGAACCGCAGCGTGCGCGCATTTCCCGCTGCGCTGTTGAAGTCTACATTGAGCGTGCCACCGGCATTGGTGCCGAAGGTGCTGGAGCCATCCACCGTGATCAACGGGAAGTGCGTGACGGCAGCCATTCCGGCGGTGAAGAACGTCGAATTCGGGGCGTGGTCCTCAATAATCCCGGCATTCACCGAATAGAATTGGTTGTTAAGGTCGCTGGCACCGATGTAAAGGTCGCGCGTGGCATTGCCGTATGCATTGATGCCGACGAACGTGTTGTTGCAGTTGTTCTGATCGGACAGCCAGACACCCTCCAGCGCCAGATTGCTGTTGGCCGCAACCCCCGTGAAGGTGTTGAAACAGGACGCGACAGCCACCGCGCAACCGTTGGAGTGGTTGAAGTGGCTCTGGATGTTGGAGAAGTTATTAAACAGGCACGCCTGGTATTTACTGCCGCGCCCCGATCCGACACACGCCTCGGCAATGTGCCCGGTGCCGGTGCAATACGTGCAGGCGTTGTGCAGCAGGCCGAAGCCGAAACTCTGCTCCATCCGCAGGTTGTTGGTCTGGCTCATGGTCTGGTTGGTGACGTAGAACGCGGCAAAGCTATCATTGCCGCAGTTCACGCCGTTGATGTTCTCGAACAGGTTATTGTGCCCGGTGAAGCCAAAGACGATCGAGCCGGTGACGATGTTGACCGCCTTAATGTCCCGGAACACGCTCTTGACGCAGTTGATCGCGTATATACCGTGACACGTCGTGCCGGTGACCGCCGTGCCGTCGATTGTCACACCCCCCGACACGCCCACGTCCATCAGCGGCGCCACCGTATAGGAGACCAGGTTGACATCGGTGGTCAGGATCGCTGTCGGCACGGGAGAGTTGAGTTGCAGCGTGTAGGGTCCGGTGCCGGTGATGGTGCGCACCATCGCCACGAAGCCGTAATTGGCCGTCAGACCGCTCGGCACTGCTGCGGTCCAGCGCAGTGAGATATAACCACCAGCAGTGATACCGTTGAGTGCCGACACGGTCAGGGTCGTGGCGTATGCAGCGACATCCGCTGACAGCACCGGGCCGGTCGTCGTGGTGCCTTCAAAGCTGATGCCGCGTGTGATTGTCGAACCGGACAGCTTCAGGGTCACATTCGGCAGATGGAACCGGATGCCGCTGCTCGATACCACAATGTTGCCAGTGATCAGCGAGATGGTGCCAGTCGGTGCTGTGATAGTCGCGCCACCCAGTGACACGGCCTTTGCCACCGCCGCATTCCACGCTGGCAGATCGTCGGTCGTGCCAGCGACACGCCCAGGTGCGAAGTAATCCGCGACACTGACCACATCCGGCGTTGTCACATGACCAGTCACAGTCCCGCCACTGAGCGGCAGATACGGCCCATCCGGCGCAAAGTTCTGCCACGCACCGTTCTGTCGCCCGTAGACCTGCCCATCGCTCGGTGCGTCCGATGTCAGACCGCCGGCATACGCGGTGGCGATCACCCACTGGGAACTCGTCGGATCGACATACCAGATGTAAAGCTGTGGATTGGAAGTGTCAAACCACAATTGTCCTGGCAAAGGAGAAGTGGGTGGCAAGTCACTTAGTGTGACCGCAGCATACCGTTGACTGAAAGCTAGATTGAGCTTATCAGCATGTAGTGTCTCCCCACGAGAGAAGACAACTGGGGAAAGGTCATTCATGCCAGTGGGTCCTCATCCAACACGAAGAAGTCATTCATGCCTTCGTCAAGCATGTCTTGCCAGTTGTATCGTGTATCCAATGCCAGCGGGGCTTGAGCATACTGTGCAATCATCTTCTTCCTACGATTGGAAGCCAACACCTGATACTTGTTCACTTGTGCCGGGACAGTCCCATCATCGACTGTATACATCCAACAGGCATCATACAGCAGTAGCAGAGGATCAAGGTATACCTTGTCCGTCAATGCCATAGGCTGTGGCGGTGTCTGTCGTGCCCATATGTCTATGTTGTCTGCTGCACCTACAGGCCATACCCTAACAGGGCGATGCTCTATCGAGCTATCGGCTTCTATGAAGCGGATTGGTCCTGATACCAACATGAACGGATTGATCGACTGAGGTAGCTCAGGTATCTTCTTGTTCGTGCCACCAAAGAACACAGAGGCTACGGCACCATAGTCGTCAACGGTGCTAATCGGGCCTTTCAGATCAGCAGTCATCAGTCCTGTGGCTGGATCGACAGGCACACTCTGGTGCCACATCAACATGGGCCACCATATCTCTTCGACCTCTAGCAGCACTGCATTCTGCACGAACTGCTGCAATCGCGGTGTGGCATATATCTGTGTAGCCAGTCCAGGCACCTGAGACAACTCAGTGATTGCAGCCTTCACTACATCATTCACAGTTGGTGCTGCCATCATACGCTCCTCAAAGAACTAGCGGCATGGTGGGAGCCATACCGCTAGTCCACAGACAGTCACAACGCTGCCCGGCCCTAGCCTACGCTGCAAACTGCCTGATACCGTGCAGACCACCATTGTTGGCAGTATTCACATCATTCACGAAGTCGAATGCTGCACTGATGATGTTGACGCCATTCAGTGTCGTGGTAGGAACATACGTGCCGCGAGGATCGCCTGTCGTGGCAGTCTGCGGGTCAGTCAACACACCGGCAGTGAGTGTGCCTGCTGCTGCTGCAACACCATTGGCAACTTCCCATGCAACACGGATAGCCTTGTAGGGCACTCCAAGTCCTGTGCCGCTACCAAGATTGATCGTGGTAGCAGCCGTGAAGTTGTCGATGACAAGGTTGTTGAAGTCCTTGAACGCCTTCTTCATCTGCACAGGCGTTGCACCAGTCAGTGTGACACGCTCTGCAATCGGCTGATGCAGATAGTCCCACCCATTGACAAGCACAGTGCTGGTTGCAGCACCACTAGCTACGATCACCAGTGTGCGACCAAACGGCTCAGGGAACGGCGTGACGCCCGTGAGATCAACCGTGAGTGCAGCAGCAATGCTGACAGCACTGGCAACATTGGTAGCGACAGAAGCAAGCGGAGCACCGAAGTTCACACGACATGCACCGTTGATGTTCACGTCCATTGCATACTGCATGGCCGGGACATACATGTTGATACGACGCGGGAAGTTAGTCCCAGTCGGCATTACATTAGGCATTACTCTATTCCTTCTCCATTGAGCGTAGCCAATCCACCAGTCGTAGGCCGTGGCCTGTTACGCTCTTTGTTGGCAACGATCTCTTTGGGCGTCATATGGAACGTGGCTGGCACTAGCTCACCACTGTTCATGTCCACCATTGCAGGCTGCTCTAGCACACCGATGCGCTGCAACTGTGCAACGTCATCCTCGGCCACAAACATGCTGTGTCCCTGTGGGAAGTAGATCATATACCCAGCAGTGAACTCTTCACGCTTTGGCACGATCCTACGTGAGATGATCTGCTTGTTCTTCAACGGACCAACATCACGCACTTCCTCTTCGATGTGCATCACCATGCGACTGAAGTTGCCAGTCACATACTCAGCCTGGAACGTAGGCTTGAAGTCTACTGATCCACTCATGCGATCACCACTGCGTTGGACACTGGCGCAGCAGTAGTGCCATGCTCATTGGTGGCAGATACGACACAACTAACTGTCTTGCCAACGTCTTCGGCTAGGAGAGTGAGCACACTACTGCCATCACCAACGGCTGCGCCATCCATGTCCCATGCATACGCATAGGTATCAGGCTCACCTATCCACTCACCCATTGTGCATGTCACACTAGCACCTGCCTGCTCCACATACGGCACAGCAGTGTTCTCTGGAGGATTGAGCTTGGCTTCTGCAATTGCCTCCTCCTGTGCTTGTGTAAACCCAACATGTGTGATCTGTGGGTTCTTGGCAGCATCCTGCACAGCGATCTGTGCCTTCGTCAGTCCACTCATGATACGCTCCTCAGTTCGTCATCACTGCATGTGTGCGGTATGCACGCCACAAGCACCACTGCCCCTGCCACACAACACGGCTGCCTACTGCATCCACGTTCCACGGAGCGACAAGCTCCTTCACCTTCATGTTCACGCCACGTAACATGTGCAGACGCAGATAGGTGTCGTTGATGAAGTATGCATAGGACACAGGGCAGTCCTCGTCATACATCAGTGGGATGCCATTGTGCATACATCCCTCAAAGCCAAGATCGAACATCCGCTTACCAGCAGTGCCCTCACTGAGTGGGATAGTGAACTTGTCACGCACTGCTTGGCGATACGCACGGTAGAGGTTGCG